CTGGCAAGAACATTCCTAACGAAGTCGTCGCAAACATGATGGAAAGCTTTGTTCTTCCGACTGCAGACGAGGGTTTCGATAGAATCGAATTCTATAACATGCACGGCGCTCTTTTGAAGGCATATGTATAATGATGGACGAAAAGAACTATAACGTAGCGAATGGCCGCGTGATTGGATCGAAGTTTGGAGACCTACGCCGCGAACGAGCTGCTCTTATGAAGCAGCTCGTTCTTAATAACGACACAACTGTTTGGCCAAGGATTCGCGAACTAACTAGCGAGATCCAATCATATCTCTCAGCAAAACCATTTTCTCCAAAGAAGTAAAGGAAATATAAATGACTTATTGGGCTACACTCTGGTATGCAGGCGCTGTTGTAGTACAACTCGGATACGAAGGACAGAATCAAAACGATTGTGAAGTTCTTAAGACGACGATGCTGATGGATCTAGCACAAACTTATTCGGATCCTTCAAAACTCGATGAGTCTGTAGCATCACTGTTTCCTACGAATGAGTTCACTGTGAGTTGTGAGACTGTAGTCCTTCCAATTGACGAGAAGTATGGAATCAGAGATTGGTAGAATTTGTAGACTCGTCGATTGAAGATCTCGTGAGTTCAACAATGTTTGTGCATTATGTGAAGCCATCTCTTAAGAATAAGATGGTAGTTCGCATCGAGAAACCAAAACCAGAAGACAGGAGCATCGTTTTCCGTATGTATTCAAAAGGTGACGTGGAAGAAGAACTGTTTGTTCTTTCAGCTGACTATATTCTAGATCATCCGTTCTGGAACGATAGCGATAAATAACTCTTTTATAGGAAGGAGTTGTATCCGTGTCATTGATCCAAGAACTCGAAGATATCATACGAAGAACTGGTTCCTATAGAGATAGAGAGACTCTATCAAAAATCCTAGAACAACTAAAGCAAACGCCATCGTCTTCGTGGGGATACCACGAAGAGAAAAAAGTTGTTAGAAGGTAAGTTTTCTATTTACATTCGTTTAGAATCAGTATATTCTATATCTGTAAAGAACGGAGAACAACATGGCTATCGCGATCGTAACCCCTGAAGAAGTTGAAGTTGACGTCTGCTACGGCGACTTCAACAGCTCGTATACCAAAACCATGTACGTGGTTGACTTCTTCCGGAGTGAAGTAGGTATGCTGCACGGTGACCTTGAGACTACTATGTACATCAAGACCGAGCACGATGCAAAGATGATGGCTCGTATGTGGGAACTCGGTATGACCGGTCGCGGCGAGTACAACGAGATCACCTTCAACGACATCTTCGAAGATGTGGAGTTCGAATAAGATGCGCTATCAGTTTCCTGTAATCCGCCATATATCAGACGTCCTTCCTCACATCGAAGGGCGTGACGAGTTCGTTGTAGCGGAGCGTGAAGGCTATACTGTTATCAACTACGTCGTTGCGATGGCTGATACCTTCAACATGTCTGGCTCTGATGACTTGACTGGTGCGATCCGCCGTGAGGGCCGTGGTCTTATCTTTGACCGTGATGGCAACCTTATGAGCCGCCCTTTCCACAAGTTCTTCAACGTGAACGAGCGTGAAGAGACTCAGACTCATGCTGTTGACATGTCTGCTCCACACGTGATCATGGAAAAGATGGATGGTTCCATGATCCGTCCTATCCTTGTTGATGGGCACCTTCGTCTCGCTACCAAGATGGGCGTGACTGATGTTGCTATGCAGGCTGAAACTTGGCTTGCTGCTCGTGACCCTTCTATGAAGGAGTGGCTACGTCAGTGTGTACACGACTCCGTAACTCCGATCTTTGAGTGGGTAAGCCCGTTCAACCAGATCGTTCTTGCTTACGATGAAGCAGACCTCGTGTATCTCGGTACTCGTGACAACGCTACCGGCGCGTATGTAATGGATACCTCGTGTCCGTTTAATCGCGTTCGTACCTATGGTTCTATCGAAGGTACCATGGGAGACTACGTTGCTCGCCAGCGCGAGTCTGAAGGTCGCGAAGGAGATATCATTGCTTTTGCTAACGGCCATCGCTTGAAAGTCAAGAATGATTGGTACGTCCGTATCCACAAGACTATGGAACGTATCATGTTCGATCGTAACATCGTGGATCTAATCGTTAACGAAGAAGTTGACGACGTGATGCCGATGTTGCCTGTTGTTCAGGCTAACCGTGTTCGCAACTTTGAAATTCGTTTCTGGAATGCGTTCAAAGTAAAAGAAGATCAACTCCTTGCGGATCGTGATGTTGTAAATCAATTGTACGACAACGACCGTAAGCGTGTCGCTCTTGAGTACATTCCGAAGCTGGAAGACAAGGCAGACGCTCCGTTCATCTTCCGTATGTTGGATGGCCATAACATCCGTGACTTGATGTTGGATCACGTTCGTAAGAGCATCAGCACCAACACTCGCTGGGATCAAACTGCCCTGTGGCTCGGGATGTAAATCTCGGGCCATGGAAGAATTTATAGTTCCGGTCATCGAAGTAGATAAATATGATGTGTACGGACTTAGCAATCTTAACTAATACTAACAGTTTATTACAACTTTTCTTAAGAGGATAGATATGGCTACTAAGAAGGAATACGCAAAGTGGTGTATGATGTTGATCGAGGGCGAAGACTTCATGGTAGACGACATCTTCGAAGCAATGCACGACGACGGATTCATTGACGACGGGCAGGAATGGGTCTCTGAAGATGAAGACGACGAATAAGTCTGAAATGTTGGCAGACATTCTTTGGTTACTGAGTGTCGCTCGTCAAGTATCAGACTATCGCGTAGATCAAGATAGATTAAAAGAGATACGTGAAAAGTATGAATGACATATTGATCCTAGGACTTATCCTGCTTCTCGTGATCCTCTACATACGAGGATTTCTAATAACATTCGAAAAGAACTTTTGGTTGGCTTTCTTTCTACTGCTATTCTTATTTCCACTTCATATGCTATGGTCCTTCTTTGAAGGCATCTTTAATTGGGGAGACTAAACTATGTCTGATAAATACTACGTCGTGACTGCTATCTCGCAGTATAGAATGAGATATGTTGTTCCGGCCGAAGATCTAAAACTGGATGGCCATTCAGAACCCGAATGGGCTGCTGACTCGGTTACCATGAACGAAGTGAATGAGTTCTCGCAAGAACATCTCGGCGAGACAGTTCTTGACGTTCAAGAATTCACTGAAGAAGACGTTTTGACTCTTTTTGATAAGGACAACGACTATCTTAAGAACTGGACAAAAGAACAGAAACTAGCATACATTAAGAAATGGAAGTATGGAGAATGATCGTAATATATGGAAAGGATAACTGCCATTGGTGTCAAGAAGCTAAGAAGCTGGCTGAACAATACAGTTTGAAGTATCAATATAAGAACACACTGTTTGAAGACTATCGAACAGAGATGTTTGAAAAATATCCAGAAGTAAAGACGGTTCCTCAGATCTGGTGGAACAACCGCCACATCGGTGGATACCCAGAGTTCGCAAAAGAAATAGAAAACACACTAGGAGACTACGGCCAGTCAGCATTTTGAGTTGACATTCGAATAGAATCAGTATATTCTAGTCTAGACAGTAGGGAGATAGCTCAATGGCTACCACAGAAGCAACGGAATACGAAACGCATCTTGTGATACTTATGAAGGACTATAACTTAACTCTATCGGAAGCTCTAGATTTCGACTTTCAAGCAGAGTGCGTTGATATGTCAACGGTGTTCGGCCCATGCGATTTCTTAGAAGAAAAACTAGTTGACCTAGAAAAGGTTCAGTACTACATGCTCGTCTGGACCGGCCAACAGCCCGACATCGAATTGAAAAAAATACAATGACAATGCATTTGATCCGAGGGATGACTTCCCTCAATACTAAAAAACAAAAGCCAAAGAACAAGACAAAGCGTATGTTAGAGGCAGAAGCCGAACACGAACGGTTTCTTGCTCGCGTTGGCTTTAAAGGTAACGCAAAAGACTATCGTTACGAGATCCCTAACTACAATACAGGACCTCGTGTAACGAGCGACCGGGTTGCTGCCAACGGTACCAAGAAGGATCGTATGCAGTACACAGGCGATGAGATCCTCGGTATCGCTACGACTCACAAGTCGAACATGGTTCCTATTCGTAAGGACAACAAGCAGGCTGCCGTAGACGCTGCTCAAATGAGAAGATAAATATCTCTACAACATGTAGAGGTATTTTATGATAGTTGCAGGAATTGACTATAGTTTGACGAGCCCGGCGATATGCGTTCACGAAGGTGACGAATGGAGCTACGAGAACTGCTCGTTCTACTACATGGTGCAAAAGGAAAAGCTAGCAATGTCGCAACCACAGTTCTACGCGACAATGTATCCCGAGTTTAAGAGTGACATACATCGGTTTGATAATCTAGCTTCATGGTCTCTAGGTATTTTAAAAGCACACCGAGTCGAACGATGCTTCATCGAAGGGTACGCGTTCGGAGCGGTTGGTCGCGTCTTTCAGATCGCAGAGAACGCAGGAGTCCTTAAATACAAGGCGTGGAAGGATGGACTTAACTTTGAGGTATATCCGCCAACAGTAATTAAGAAGTTTGCGACAACTAAAGGTAACGCAAACAAAGAAAAGATGTATGAAGCATTTATACAAGAAAACTCGGTTGACATTCGCGAAAAAGTTGGTATATTGAATATTAATCAGTGGAATCCAGTTTCGGATATTGTTGATTCCTACTACATCGCAAAGCTAGGCTTCATGAAGGAGAGAGAAAATGTTGATCAAGCGTAAGAGCATTCTGACTGGTATCGAGCGTACTCGTAACATTCCGGTCAACCCAGAGGATATGGAAGCATGGCAGGCTGGCTACGGTAGCATCCAAGATCTCATGCCCTACCTAAATGATACTGACCGCGAATTCATTCTCTCAGGTATCACCACGAAAGAATGGGACGAGGCATTCTCTTGATTATTATATTCAACGGTCCTC